TTTAAGTGTAAAAGTTGAAACGCCATTAGTTGGCACATTTGTGAAGTCGATATCAGTTACATTATGCCCTAGGGTTACTGCTCCCGTATTCCCATTAGCTAAAATTATTGCTAAAGTTGTAGCTGAACTTACTGCAACATCTGTCTCAGCATAATCCTTAAGAATTATTGCACTTGCTGTTTGATCTGCAAATGCTACGGCTGCGTCAATATCTAAAGCTATAACACCGCTAGTAGAAGTTAAATTAGCACCTGTGATACCGCTTATTAAATCATTTATACTTTCTTTCTTAGATGAATTATCATCTGCATCAATTATTGCAATACTATCATTAGCAACATTAACAGTTGCAGCTGACAGTTCATTCAAATCTAATGCTAAAACACCAGAAGCAGCTACTAAACCCACACCGGCAATAGCGGAAATTAAATCTGCAATAGCTTCTTTTTTGCTTCCATTACTTGCATCTGTATCAATTATTGCAATAAAATCGTTTGCAACATTGACTACAGCGGCAGTTAATTCATTTAAATCTAAAGCAATACTTGGAGATCCACTTGTTCCACCACCACTAAGTCCGTCTCCTGCGGTTATTGCTTCGATATCTCCAGCAACAGTTCCCCATTCGATAGCGTTAGCCGCAGCATTAGTCCTTAAATATTGTAAAGCAGATCCTAAAGCAGCTAAACCAGTTCCTCCGTGTGTGTAAGCAAGAGTATCACCTGATACAAATTCTGATAAACCATCTGTTTCACCAGCAGAGTCAAACGTTGCTTTTACAGGTACTTTATCAGCCATTAAGCAATCCTTAATTTAATATTACTTGTTGATCCATTTGTTTTCACAAAAGGAAGTTTAGTCTGATTATCTTCAGTTATCAAAGATATGTTACTTTTGACACTATTTGCTTTTACAAATTGCAAACTACGAGAAACGTCGAATCTTGCTTCCCTTGCAGGTCTTAAGTCAAAAAAATCACTTATTGGTTGATACATATTACTCCACTTCTCTAACTTTAATATTAGCAACACCTTGTCCAGGAGTATCTAATTGCAAACTGTATTCTCTTATCATTACATTATGCGTGTCGTACGATCCACTAGCAACAATTTCATAACCATTCTGGAAATTCAATATGTTTTCTGTGGCTGCCTCAGCTTTTATGTAGTCTATTAATTGAGATCCACTAAATGCTCTACTTTGAGCTTGTGCGTCTTCATCGCTTATATCTAATATTAAATCCCATTCTTTAACATACTCAGAAGGAGTAGACCTAACTTGAATAGACCTGACTACAGGTGTAACTGCAGTATTTCCTGTTATTAATGTTATTTTTAACTGTAAATTTTTAAACTTAACAGAAGAACTGCTAGAAGATACTGTAAAAGTAACTCCTGTTCCGTTGTCTGTGTCATACGTTCCAGCAGATGTCCAAGTTCCATCTTGATCTTTTTGATAATAAACTTGCACAGATGTATTTGCTGGTAATGGCTCTGTAGCTAATCTAATCGACATAAAAGTTTTTTCTGCAGCTATATCAAAATCGTGTACTGAACTATAGAGAGATCCAGTAGAAGCATAAGTTGCAGCAGTTCTATACGATTGTGTATTAGAGCTGCTTTTATTTTCAGATACAAATGTTCTTCCTAAAAAATCTACTACTGAGTTTGGGTCTCTTACTGCCGTAAACTCTGGACCACCAAAGATACCTCCAGTTAGTAAGTCTATAGTAAATAATGTCCAAGTATTAGCAGATGATCCAGTAGGAGCTAAAAAGAAAGTTCTATCCATACGAGAAGCATCTGTACTTGTTATTAATTTACCTACAGTAAAATCTTCATCTTGTCTTAAAATTCCAAATGTACCAAATTCAGTTCCTCGTATATAATAAATTGTTCTTTCGTTTACACCAGTAGTCGAAGATGTACCAGCCATAAGCAGAACACCAGCTGCATACCAGATACAATCTACTGAAAAACCAGGCATTCTGGCTACTTCTACTCCAAAGCTATCTCCTAAAGCCGTACCAGGAACAATTCTATATAGAACACTCTCACCAGCTTTAGTTCTCACACAAACAAACAACTCATTGTCTCCTCTAGCAAGAATCCCTTGGTTTTTTCCAGCGTCTAGGTTACCTTCGTGTACTACAAATATTTCAGTACCAGTAACTGGAGGTGTAGAAGTTGAGAAAGCGTTGTATTCCATAACAGAAATCTTTTCTCCTGTTAGATGAACTACATACAAATGACTTCCTATTTTGACTAGGGGTCTTTCAAAAATATCTTGGCTGTCTGTGTCTACCCATTTGTCTGTATCTGCAAAATCATCTGTATAAGTACTTTGTACTTCAAATCTATATATATCACTTAGTCCTCCACTAACTGGTATAAATACATTTTTACCGTCTCCATCTCCTCTTACTCCAAAGTAGTCGTCATCTGCTATATCTGTTCCTCCAGCATCTTGTATATCCCAAGTTGTGTTAGCTAAATTACCAGAGTAAGTAGCAACTGAATCATCAGAAGAAGAAAAGTGAATCAATTTGTCTGATGCTTTAACCAATGTTCCTGTTTTGTTAACATTAGTTCCAGCTGACTCAACGCCTTTAGACAACCTTATGCTTCCAGGAGTATGTAGTGCATCTATGTTTGTACTAAAGTCGTAAGCATTACCTTTTTCTCTATTCCATTTTTTAAATCCTTCTCCAGCTGACCAATCAGTTAACTCCCATACGGCAGTATCTGGTCTTAAGTCATACTTAGGCTCGGATGATTGCACAACTTGCGCATTTGAAATGTTAAGAGGAAGTAATCGTGCTTTATAATGGTCGTCTGCTGCATTGACTGCTAAACGATATTTATAAGTCCCCAGTTTAATGTGAAAATACCCATCAATCACGATATGTTCTTTGTCTTCTAGTTTGCCTACTTGTTAAAACAAATCTTTCTTCTTCTTTAAGACGCATATTCTCTTCTTTTCTAGATCTTAGATACTCACCATAAAACCAATTAGAATCTCTAGATTCTTGTCCTGGTTGTACTACTTGTCGTTGGTCTCTTGTATCGTTAGTACTAGAAGGCACAGTAGAGCCCATAAGTTTGTAAACTGCACCGATAACAAGAAGTTCGACTTGCCTATCGTCTAAATCTGTAGTAGCTCCTATTTTCTTTCTAAAGGTGTAGTAAAAAGTATCTCCGTGAGTTAACTCTCCAAAATCCCACATAGTTATACCAATGCCGTTAGCAAAACCGGAAGTGTGCATGTGCTTTGTCATTTTCCAAGTATTCAAAACCCAAGGCTCGTCACTACCAAGTGACCCTGACCTTGGATAATAAACTGATAAAACTTCTTTAAGTCCAGCATCGTTAGTTGTGTAAAAATAACTGTTCTTGTTTGCAGTTGAACTACCAGTACCAAAGACATAAACTTCTGGATACAATTCTTCTATTATTGAATCAATTGCATTATCTATTTTAGATAAAGTAAACTTAGGATTTTTTTCAATAGCGGTAAGGTCTGTTACAACTGCTGCAGTAGTCCCGTTCCAAGCTCTAGCAACAGTAAATCTACTATTATCTACATCAATGCTTTTTATATAAATCTGTTCTCCAGTAATAAACTCGACAACATCTCCTGCTGCCCAACTATTTATATTGGTAACAGTAATAACTGTGTCGGTACTGGATACATTTCCATCTTGATTTAAAAAATCTGTAAAAGGTCTTTTAAGATAATCAGATCCATAAAGATAATCTTTTATACGTTGTCTAACAACGGCTGCAGTTGCCATTACTTACTCCTCTTACTAGAGTCTACTATATTAGCTCTTCTTTTTACCATCTCTACTATCCAATCGTATACCTCTTGTGCTGATGCCGTCCATATTCTCGGACCGAGCTTTCCTTTACCACAAAAATCCACACATCCAATTTCACTTTTAACAGGGCATGCACAACCTGGTATACCATCTCTTAGTGGATTTGGTCTAGTCATATTGCTCGCATTCCTAACATAGTCTTGAAAGAGTCGAGTTGCAAGTATATGAATTACTTTTCCTTTATCTGTTCTAGGAGCTTTTTTTATTACAGGAGGTTGCTCTGCAACTTTAGAATATACTTTCATTTGTGCCATTTCTTCTTCTCTAGTTAAAGGTGAATCAGCATCAATTAATTGAGAAACTTCTCCAGCAGCATCTCGATGAACTCTAACTTTTTTTTGAAACATCCCATCACCTAGGTCTTCATCACCTAACTGAGAAGCCCTAGGTTTAAGATGTTTGTCTAAACCAAAAGAATCTTCCATTAATTTGGAAGCGTCCTTTAATGTAGATTTTTTTTTCTCTTTAGACACCAGACATAGTCCTACTTGTTGTTGCGTTTGCACCAAACTTGCCTGCTTCGCCTTGAAATGCTTTTCTTTTTTTAGATTCGTATTCTGCATCATATTCAGACCAATCATCCCAAAGAGTAGAAAACAAAGGTGTACCATCTGAGTCTTGACACAAAATAAAACCTTTTCTTTCGTACTTCTTTAGACCTATTTGGTCATTAGGATCTCCGGCAACACCGTTGTTAACAGTAGCTTCCCAAGGTAATTGAACTACATTTCCTGTAATCATTCCATCAGGATCTACTTGTAAAGCTTTCATGTTTTTCATATTCTTAAATGGAACTTTTCTTCCATCAGGATATTTGCCTTGAGCAGTAAACTTTAAAGTTATTCCTTCAAACTTTTTAGTTTTCACATATCCAGAATCTTTATCTTTCTGGACATAAGCTTCATTAACATCAGGCGTGCTTGGATCATCAGCTATAAATTGACCTTTGTCATCTTTAGCTCTTGTTTTCTTTTCAGCCATAAATTCTCCTTAGTCGTGTGTGTTGGTAGGGACACACGACAATAAAATTTTCTGCCTACCCAGACTTTAAACGCTTAAGCGTCTGTTGTAATTTCCACACCAGCCGTGTCAACGATTTCTCCAACGCCATACATAGATGACACTACTACAACGAAACCACGAATTGGAGCCCAACGCATGATTTCTGTTTTAGAAGGCCATTTTTGTACCATACCGAGTGCATAATCTTTAGAAAATACACCACCAGCACGGTCAGCGGCAGAGTTAGCGGTAGGAACGTTGGTGGATTGATAAAAATCAATTCCCATAAAGTCACCGAAATATCCGGTATCTTTAACTGTTCCTAATTCGCCAGCACCTGATCTCACGCCACCACCTGTGAAGATTCCTGAAGAGGAGTCTTCTACGGCAATTCTTAAGTCAGCAATTTGAACTGGATGTAAAACACCCACATACGGTCCAGGAGCATTAGCTGCTTCTAGAGTGTAAATTGCTGAGAATAAGTTAGCAAGAGATAAGCCTGCACCAGAAGTACCTACTGCGGTACCAAATCCAGCTAACAATGCACAGATATCAACGTCTATCTTTTGTGCTACTGCGTTACCCATTTGTCTCATTTGAGCACCACGAGTAGCCGCAATAGAAGATACGTCTAATACGTCTGTGATTGTTGCCATGATTCCAACTTCAGAAGCAGTAAGAGTAGCTTTAGAAGTTGAGAGAGCTGTATTTGCAAGCTCTGCACCTTCTGCAACTGCGGCAGCTGATTCAGAATCAGCTATCGGAATGTCTACTGCTTTAGATGGTTGTCCTGATAAATCGAACATAGCTAAAAGTGGAGGAGTCACAACGGCTGCTTGTAAAGCATCGAGAATATCATCGTTAATGATTGCAGCGTAAACTGTATCATTATACGTAGTGGTATTCGTATCGTTACTTGTAAAGTCGACCATTTAAGTCACTTCCCTTCTTTTATTAGTTACTTATCAAAAGCCTGGTTAGCAACGTAATTGTCTTCTCTCATCTGAACGTTTCCTTTTATTAAAGCTTCGTGTGCAAGAGTTGGATCAGAGACTTGTAACTTTTTATATTGTTCCTTAGTCATTTTTCCTGCTTCAGCAGTTCCAACGATGGCAGGACTTGTGTTATCAGCAACTTTTCCTATATCTGTTAAACCAGCAGATTGCTCCGCAGGTACACTTTGAGGCGTTAAATTGTACGCAGTAACAAATTCCGTAACCGTATCATTATTGATTTCTGTTTCAGGATTTGCTTTTAAAAACAATTCAGCGTGAGAATCTTGGAAACCACCAGCTCTGAAAGCTTCTTTTGCTTTCATCCCTTTGAGTTCACTAGATACTTCGTTAAATTGATTTTGCAGCGTTTTTTTATCGCCAGTAGCTTTGTCTAAAGCTTCGCGTAAATTTGGGATAGATTCTTCGTTTGACAAACCAGTTCTTTCTTGTTGTTCTGACATTATTACTCCTATTATGTCTACACACTCTTATAGGGATCGAGTGGTATTCTTTTACTTACTTAACTCAAAACCAGTTATTTCAAACAAGAGGTTTGAGTAATCTCTTGTTATTACCAATTTTAACCAATAGATCTAATTTGTCTACCTTGTTCAAAATTATTATTTTGTAGAAAGTTATTAGAAAGATTTTTCAAGTTCTCATCTTGTTGCATTAATCTAGACATAGCGGTTGCCATTTCAGTTTCAGTCATTCCACCTGGCTCTTTATATCCTAAAGATAAATTTATAACTTGATCAGCATCTAATCCATAACTTCCTAAATCAATGTATTCTCTAAATTTAAGAAGTGATTGAGCTGCTGACTGTAAAGCACTAGATACTTGCTGATTAGTTAATTGACCTGGTGTATTTTTAGCTATCTTTAAAGCTTCTTCCACAGAGAGGTTATCCAAATTCAACTTAGAAGCTTGTTCAGTAATAGAGCTTGCTTCATATAAGTCGTATATCTGTGTAGGAGCAGTACCCTTAAAAAATTCTACAATACCTTGTGTACTTGTTACATCAAAATCTAATCCTTCAGCTTTTACAACACTTTGAAACGCTAATAAAGCACCTGCATTTTTTTCTGCTCTTTCAAAAATATCATAAGTCTGACTTAAATCATCTAAAGTAAAACCTTTTTTAATAGCCTCAGCTGCTAACGAAATTGGGTCTGCTTCTTCTCCATACCTATTATTAAGTTCTCTGACTCTTGTTTCATATCCTTGATAGTTGACTAAAGCTTGTTGGTGATCTCCACCTGTTAAAGAAACCATCTCTTGAAAAGCAGGGTATCTTTCTTTAAAAGAATTCTTTTTAGATATTTCTCTTAAAAACTTAGTGTCAGTCCATTGTTCAGCAACTGCAATATAAAACAAATCTTTTATTTCTGGATCATTGTTTGCCCATTCTGGTAAAAGTAAATCTCCAGTAGGAGCCATTAATGTTCTTTCTACTCTAGTTGCATAATTTTCATTTGTTCCCACAACATCGGCAATACTGCCTCCAGATATTCTTCCTTGTTTAAACTCACTATAAGAAACAGTTGCTGCGATAGGTGGCTCTTTACCTGCACCTATTCCTTCTAAAGAATTTAAATCTGACCTATCTGCATAATAATAAATTTTATTTCCACCAGGCAAAGTATATTCAAGAAAGTAAGCAACTGGTAAACCAGGATATCCTGTAACTGCGTACCAAGTCCCGCCTTTAGCATAATTAGTTAAAGCAACAGTAGGCACTAATGGAGTTACTACAGGTGGTGTTTTAGGTGTTGTTTTATTATTATTGTACACATCATTTGGTGTAGGTATTTCTCCTCCTGGAATTCCTTCTCCCAAATAATCTGTAAAATCATCTGACCCACCACTAGGTTGGTTGTATATAGACTCTCTTCCTTCAGCAACAGCTTCTTGAGATTCTTTAATAACATCTTCTGCAGGAACTCCTGGAGCAAAATCAAATTCTAATCCAGTAGAAACTTGTACAGAAGCATTAGGATCTCCTCCGTCTGCTTCAAATTGAGCTTCACTAGGTCTATCATCAACGTATTTTGGTTTTTCATCAGGTTCAGGTCTTTGCGGAAACCTACTATTAGGAGGATCATCATTATCTGCTACTGCATTGTAAACTTGGTCTACTTCATCAGGAGTTGAGTTTCCTACATCAGAAGAAATAACAGGATTAGAAGCAAAATTTCCTACAGGTGGAGTAATTGTTGCAGAATCATCATTTATTTGAATTTTCTTGACAACTTCTTCTACAGTAGTTCCCTTAGGCGCAGATTCAATCTCTGCTTTAATAACTTCTTTAATTGCTTTTTCTCGAATTTCTTTTATAACTGAAGCAGCACTTCTACCTGGTGCAAAGTCAAATGATATTTGTCTCCTCATTTGTTAAACATTCCTCCTATTCGTTCTCCTAAAGCCGATACCTTGTCTCTGAATGTATCTCCTAATCCTACACCAGGACTTCCAAAAGTAGCAGCAGTTTGTGTTTCTTCAGTTGTTGCTCCCACAGATGCGGAACTGGTAACTGCATTGTTGAAACCAGGGTCTCCTAGACCCATGGCTCCACCAACGGCGTTACTATATTGTCCTATGTATTGTTCTTCACTAAATTGTGGTGGTTTCTGTTGATATATTCTGTTATACCTTCTTGTATCTTTTATAAAAGGCATAGAAAAATCTTCTATAGAAACTTGCGTATTTGGATTCATAATTTTGTAATCTGTATACGAACTCTTTATTTGGTCTGTTAAACCAGGGTCATTAATTAAAAGCACAGAACTAACTTTGTCATTTATTCTCTTATATATTGCATTTTGTTCTGGTATTCTTGCATCTTTAAATTCTGGTAATCTATAAATCCAAGATACATTTTCGTTGTTAAGTGTGTAAGAAGCTACAGATTGAGAAACTAGATCTACCATTTCAGGTAAACCAAGTGCGCTATCTAATCCTTTTGTTACGGCTCTATCCATTAAATCAATAGTGTACCCGTTTGCTAAATGGGTTATAGCTAGTGCTTCAGAAACTGATTTAGAAAAACCTTGATCAAAAGCAGAGGCTGCATATCTTTCCATAACTGCAATTTTAATAGTATCAGCAACAGTTGGAGGTCCACTTAATGCAGATATTCTAAATGGATTATCAAAACCTGTTTGTGCAGTAACTTTACCAAATGTTTCTTCTACTAACCCCCTTATATCACCAGCAGTATTTTCTAAAAAATCACTATAAGTTGTATCAGGATCTCCGACTATGCCTGATTCCATAATAAAAGACCATTCTTTAAAACCTGTAGTCTTTTCAGCACCTGGAATCCATTTATCATTTTCATAATCATAATAATCTTTACCATAATATTGTTTAATTTGTTTCCATTGTTCCTCTGGTACAGTTGGCTCTCCTGTAAACATATTTGAGTTAGCTGGTTCATATGTACTTAAATCACGAGAAAGACCAGGAGTCTTCTTAAAACCTGCGTCATTTTGTTTTGCAAACCCAAATAATTCTCTGTCATCTTTTTCAAGATATATGTTGCTTGAACGTATATAGCTTGGCATTTTTGTCTTATATGGACCTGTTCCATTTTCTCTAATAGGATAATCTGTATAAGCAGACCAATCTTCAAATATATTCCTATTTCTACCAGATTTCCTGTCCATTAAATCTTTTGCGTATTGAAATTGAAAATCTAGATCTGCAATAATATCTATAAATTTTGCGTGTTCATCTATACTCATGTTTTTTACATCAGTATTAGATATTCCTGCTTCTCTAAATTGTGGATAATCTTCGTATATTGTATCGTGGTGCGCTCCCCAATTAATCTGAAATAAACCATAAGAGGATTCATGATCTATTTTAGCTCTAATATATTTATTAAATCCTTCAGATTCAACCTCTAACACAGCAAACAAAACAGGCAAGAAATCTTCCCCTATTACTTTAGTTCTTAAATATTTATCTAAATATTTGTAAGCGTAACCAACAATAGTATCAGCATCTATTATTGTTTTTGGATACCCTTCATATGGGTCTGTAGTCATGTCAATCATTTTCAACCTCTATCATATCAGTAAATTCTCTTAAATCCCACTTAATGTTGTCATTGTCTGTTGAGTAATCGCCAGATATAGAAGGCTTATCACTATTTATATTATAGTAATTATCAGCTGGACTAAAGTGGTCTGAGAAAAATACATATTCTCCTGTGCCATCTGCTAAATCTCCATCTAATCCATTTTCTATATATAACCAACCTAACACCCTACCATACAGATCTTTTCTATTATCGTTACCGAACCTAGGGTCAGTAACATAATACAATCTACCTTGATAGGTATCGACAAGTTGTTGTAAGAATGCTTTTTGAGTAATAGCTATTTCACTTTCTTCTGGATATTCTGTTGGGTCTAGGTCCATTTCATAAGCCTGAATTCCTATAACACGAACTGCATCTACATCCATATTTGAGTACATTGTATTTATTGTGTCACCGTCAGGAACGTTGCTGTCGGTTGCTTTAATCTTTATAGCTCTAAATGGTTTCTTAGAAGTAATTGTTTGAAACTCAGCTATTTGGTCTTCATCACTTAAAGTGACATTAAAGGTAGCGTTGTTCACAGTACCCTCAGATGGTACAGGTTGCTTCCATTCTAAAGACAAAGCTTTAAAATTTGGCTTAACATAAAAATTCCACCATTGTTCTCCGCTTAATACGTTTGATCCGTCAAAGGAATAAATGTCTCCCATAATGTGGTTAAATATTGTAAATGTTTCAAAAACATCATCTACGATATCTTGCAAATCATCATTGTTAGCTATCTGACCATCGGTGCTTTCCCACTCTTCTTTAAGTGCAAACATTTTTCTTTCAAATCTTTCTAAAAATTTTAATTGATCAGGACCATCAGACTCTTCATTAAAAACCATTTTGGCTTTAGTTAAACCTGACAACAATGCCATACCTTTATTAAATTGTTGATCAGCAGGGTCTTGAGAAGAATACACATATGCAGGATTTAATTTTCCAGCTTTTTGTGCAGCATATAAATGCGGTATTAATTGATAAACATTATATCTACCATTTATAATTTCTAAGTCAGAGTTTTGTGTTACTTCTTGTATTAAACCAACAACATCAGGACCTAGTTGCTCAAGAGTGTATGACTTTAATAATTTTTCAGAAATGTCTTCTAAATTTTGTACATCATCTGAAGCAAACTCTATACCATAAGTTTCTCTTAAATCAGCATCAACTATCAGTTCACTTGCAGTAAAACCTTGTCTTTCTGCAAGTCTTTCTACTAATTTAAGTTGTTGTTCATTTGCAATTTCAGCAAGACGGTCATAAATAACATTTACTGCGTTAACATTAAAACCAGCATTTTCGTGAATTATGTGTTTTATTTTTTCATCAGGTAATCTAACTGAAATTAAACCTTCTGCTAAATAATCTTTATATTGATTTGAGTTGTCTTGAGTACCAGTTCTAAAAATTTCTCCTTGTTGGTAAAGTTTACCTTCTTTATTTACTAGCAATCTCTCACCTATTTCAGTAACAATATAACCAGGAATTGTTAAAGAAATTACTTCTGGGTGTTGTTTTTGCAATAAAAGTTGTTTAGCTCTACCTTCAGTAGTATCTCCTAAATTAAACCACCATGATCTAATATTATTTAACACTTGAATTTTGTTGTCTTCGTTGTAAGGATTCGCTCTGTATTCTTCTAATGAGGCAGGTTTCACAACATCTTCAAACACACCAGCAGCTTTACCGAAAGAAATCCAGTTATCTGCTACATCTACATATCTTGTTGAAAAACCAACATTTAAAGGGACACCCAATCTTATTGTGGCTCCTGAAGCTATAGCCAAACCAGCATGGTTTCTTGTATCCTTAGCAATAGTATTTACATAATCAATAAAAGCTCCAATATTGTCCCAATTAGTTTCTGCATTTATAATTACATTTGTTTTGTCATATAAACGATTATTTTCTGTTCTACCATATTTTAAAGATGTTGGAACATCATTTATTGATTGTGGAGTTTCTTGCATACCTAAAGCTGACGCTACAAAGGGTACTACTCTTAGAGCAGAATCTATAACGCCGCCTCCAAAAACAAAATCTAGTGCAGTAGATCCTATATTATGTCTCCATTGCTCACTTGGTGGGAAAAAAGTTTGAGAAGGAAACAAATCTTCTATAGTATCTTGTAACTCACTATATTTTTCATCGTCAAGAACATTCATCATAGTTCCTATTAACGCCATAGGTATAACTCCACCTATTGGATTTATGACAAACATAGCGTTGTCTCCATTAGGTAAGAATGTTAAAGGAGAGAAATCAATATAAATGTTTTCTTCTCCATATCCTTGACCAACATTGTGTAATGGATTTTTTACAGATCCTTGAAGTTCAGCATTTGCAATTCTTGAAACATAACCATGTCTTCTAAGATTAGGAACAAAATTTAATGTGTCATTTATTGAAGATTTAATAAAATTTGAAGCAGTTTTCTCATCTGTAAAAGCCGTCCAATTTCCTCTTGTTTGAGAACGCCTAGTTAAATCTTTAAGATATCTTCCCATAAAATCAGCCCAAGGACCACCGAATGGAGCAAGTAATCTAAAATCTTTACCCAATGGTGTAGCTAAATGAAACTTTAACATCATGTCATCAATTTCGTTAGTAGCAAAATCTGCTGCTAAAGCTTCAATATAATCATCAGTTACATAACCAGCTTTAAACAAATTTTCATCAAAGTAAGACATACCCCAAATATCTGATTGATATCTTGGATTTACTGCTTGAGCCTGAATAGATAAATCTTTACCTATCTCTCGACTATTAATAATTTTTTTCCCTTGAGATTCAAACAAAGCTATTAATTGTTCTTTTCTTGTTGCATGAGCTTTGTTAGCAATTAAATTAGCTCTGTTCCAAGCTGGATTACCAAACATTTGCTCCATTACACTTGACTCTCTACCAGTAATTTTTGCTAGTCCTCTATTGGATAAAAAACCATTTGGTTTTTTAGTTCCAGGAATTTTTAGGTATCCGATAACACTTTTATCTGGTAGAGCTTTTAGATTTGTACCTAATTTTCGTTCTTTTGCAGCTTTAAGAAAAGCATTCCAAACACTATCTACTTTGTCTGCAGGAACACCTAATGTATACCATGATTTCATCGACTCATAATATTTCCAACCTTCTTCAGAATTAACTAAATAATGTTGGTAAGGAACGGCTGGTTGTTTGATTCCTACATGTGTAGCCATACCGTCACCTTGTTTATAACCAAACATTTTTAAACCTTTTAAGTAATCTGCATCAGAAGTTCCAAACCATTTTACCCAATCTTTGTCAGTTCCTTTTTTAATAAGATCATCTAGTTGAGCTTTTGTTAAATCTTTACCAACTTTCAATTTTTTAATTTTATCTATTGCTAAAGCATATTCTTGAAATCCGTAATCATTTAACAAAGAATCAATGTGTTGAGTAGCATATTGGAAAAAACCAGCGTCTGTGTTTTTTAACAATTCTATAGGTGAGTCTTTATCAAATCCTATTTTATAACGTTGAGCAACTTCTATAGGAAGTTGTTGTTGTGTTGTCAAAGCCTCGTGAATCCATTCGTTTATTTCTTTTCTTAATTTTGGATTATTCATAGCTGCATCAATTCCACCAAGTTTTCTAATTTCTCTTAAATTTTTCCTAACGCCTCTATTAAAAATATAATCTTTTCTAGTACCTTTCCAACCATAAATAGATTTGTAAAAGAATATTTCGTCAAAAGCAGCAACAAAAGCAGTACTTGCTTTTGCAACTTTGTCCATAGTCCAAGCTTTGTTAAAATTTGCTACTTTTTGATACCAACCTTCAGCATTTAGCCTTCTCATTATATTAGTTACATTCTTTTTTCCTCCTTCTTTTGCTTGATTTATCACAAAGAATTCCATAGGGCTTATAGGAAGTTCTCCTTCGACAACTTGATTAGTAGCTCTCCTAGTATTTCTAACGTCTCCTATAAATTGTGCTACAAGTTCTTCTATTTCTTCAGTATTTCGTCCTTTAAATTTTTCATTTTTTTTAAGTTCATGTATTAAACGAGAATCGTATTTTCTACCAGAAGCTAAGAAAGCGTCTTCTGCTTCGTTAAGCATAAATTTTTTTCCCTGACCTTTATCAAAAAATTTTGCTTGTCCTCTAAGAACTGATGATGCGGCACCTACTTCGTCTTTGTACTGCATCATAATTTTAAGAGTTACCCAATTTATGTCTATATCAATTAATTCTCCAGCTTTGTTTTTTGTAATTTTAATCGGGTTTTCTATGAAGTAAACATCTGAACCTTTAGCTTCTTCTTGAGCTATACGCCTTCCTTCGGCATTGTTTTCTAATTTCTGTCCTTTAAATTTTATTTTTTTAGCTTGATCATATAAATTATCTCCAATTTTTTCCAAAGTAAACCAACCACCTTGTAAGTTATCAAGTTTATCCCAACCTAGTTTGTAGACAAGAGTGTCTAGAGCTTTTTGCATAACCTTTTGTTGTTCAGACCTAATAGAAGTATTTAGCAATTTATGGTAATCTCTCATTTGTTTGTCTAATTTGTTAAGAAGTTTTCTATGTTCTCTTTTAACTAATAATTCAACATTTTTAAACTTTACACCTTTTCCAGCCCCTTCAGCTATTTCTTGCATTCTGGCATCAAAGTCATCTAAGAATTTAGTGTACATTTTTGCACCTTCTACAGATTCTTTAGACCCTTTCGCTATACCGGATAACTCGCTAGCCTCATCTAATAATCTCTGCATTTGAGCTCTACCTGTAGCATTACCCATAAAACTTTCATCATTAAATAATTGCTCTACATCAAATTGATCGTAATCTTTAACCTCTCCTTGTTTCTGCCCTTTACGAGGTCTCACAATACCAGATGACTTAGTCTTTTGTAATTTATTAACCCACGCTTGTTGAGATAAAATAATATCTTCTGCTGCACCTTCTGCTTTTAAAGTTTTTAATTTCTTTTTAGCGTTTGTTAAAAGTTTTCCGACTGTGTCAAAGTCAAGCTTAGGTTTGGGAACATCATTTACTAGGTTTTTCTCATCTAAATTCTTATTAATAGATTGACCAGTAACAGTACTGTCGTCTCCTAAATTCTTTACAATATTTCTTGGATTTTTTCCTAACGCTCCCATTTCAAAAAAGTTTATTAAATCAGATTGATTAATTATTTTTAGTCTAAGTGCAGCTAAAGCACTTCCATTAAAGTTAGTTCCATTATTTAAAGTGGCTTGAAACAATTCTTCTAATGAATCATCTAATGTTTGCATTAACTTCTGGATTTCTCCTTCAGGTAATTTAGTACCATGAACCATACTTTCAATAGCTTCCATAATATTTCTCCTTGCGTTAGGACCAGCAAGATTAACTTTGGTTGAAATATTTTTAGTTGTTAATAGTTTACCAAAAGCTTTTAATGATTTCTTATCACCATTCAAAGCATTTTCCATAAGTCTTACATTTCTTTGTGCTTTAAATTTGTTCCAATAAGTTTTGTGAAATATGTAAGGATTGTCTCCTTGCAATAAAGTATCTGTATAAACTTTATAAAATCTTTCGCTTGTGATTTCAGAGGTGCCTCTAGCAAGATCATCTTTAACAATGTTTTTTAATCTACCTTGATTAGCATCTGAAAAGTTTCTAAGCAATTCTCTTTTTTGTAAATATGTTCCTTCTTTTAAAATTTTATAAAGGTCATCAGCAAATGCTTTTCCTATCCCTTTGTTCATAAATCCTTTTATATATTTTACGTGAGCAAATTGTTTTACTGCTCCTGCTCTAATTCCAGTTGCTGGTGTTAATAACCATATTGTCGGATCAAATGCAAACGATGTTCCAATATCTATCATAGAGCCTGAAAAAGTTCCATTCATACCAATAGCTTCTGAAGGTTTATAATCCATTTTTTTAATTAAATTATAATATTCTTTTCTCCCTTTCTTATTACCAAATTCAGCAGCCATTTTTTGTCCTTCTTCTGTTGAAAGTAAAAAAGCTCCTGTAGACATACTTCCCACAAAATACTTAGAGTACGCCCCTAAACCGTTAACTACTAAATCTCCAACAGAGTCTTCACCAGAAGCAACTTTTTTAATTGTTTCTGCAAATGCTTGATGAATAGCTTCTACAAATTCGTTGTTAGCATCCATTAGCTCAGGATTGTTTGCTTCTACCATTACAGTTACTATCGCTTTAGCTTTGGCATTATCTCCTTGCACAAAAGGCAAATTTAAAATTTCTTGAGCAAATATTGGATCGTTTTTACTTAAAGATTCCCACGTCACGTCTCCTTGAACTGCTTTAAAATTATTAATAGATTGGTCTCTTTGTTTCTCAATATCTGAAATTTGGTTTTCTTCAAATCCTGAATTTTTTTTATTTGTATCATTTTGACCGACAAATGCAGTTCCAACGTAACTTAAAAATTTTCCTATCTGTATTGATATAGTTAAAGGACTCATTAAAGACATTTCTTCTGGTACTTCAGTATCGTTCATTCTTTCAGGAAAGAAAGTTGCATTCCCTAAATATATTCCAGATTTATATTGGCTAGTTGCGTTTTCTTTTATCCTATTCCATAATTTACCCATCGCGCCTTCTTGAACATTGTTAGGTATTTTTTCGTTCACAACTAACTCATTTGATTTATCTTGCGTTTCGAACATAGACAAAGCTTCTCCTAATTTTTGTTGAGTAACTTCATCTAAAGATTCTTCGTATCCTTTTTCAAAATCATATGGTTTTGTAATAGGAGAAGTTCCAGCCATTCCAGGAGTTCCTGCTGAAAGAGCTGCTCCAAATCTACTACTAAGTGCTTTCCAATCAGTTTTTCTTTTAGCAGTATCTTCTATGTCTTTTGTAGAATTTTTATTATTTTCGTAATAATCAAAAACTCTTGGAAGATGCTCTATCATTTCTGGACTGAGGTCATTTAATTCTTGTATTTCTTCTGGAGTCAAACTCATAACCCAATTTGTAGGCACTTCTCCTTGAGTATGTAAGATAGCTTTTTCCATATCTTGTACATTTCCTGTAGAAGGAGGATAATAATTTGTTAAATCTTTTTTAGACGGTAAATGATAACTTAGAGCACCATCATATTCTTGGTCTTCCCATGAATATTTATAGTCCTCTTTTAATTTATCTTCTAAAGGTTTTTCACTCTCTAAAGGTTTTTCACTCATCGTCGCCCTGCAACTGAGAAATAACTGCTCCTCTAATTACTTGGGCTGCGGCAGCTTTAACCGCTGGAATTTTTGAATTTGCGAACAAGTCCATAGCGTTGTCTATTGCAGTTGCTCGTTGTTGTTCTAATTCTGTTATAGGTGGAGCTTGAACTCCCATACCTTGACCAAATGGTAAACCATCACTAGCAAATCCACCTTGATTAGGAGAGTTAGCTACAAAGTCTCCAATGCCACCTAAACTTAAACTTCCAGGAGCTTGAGGAGATATTCTTTGAGCTCCAGCACTAGGTACTGAATTATCTCCTTGAATTCCTAAAGACATACCAGCATTAGCTGCCATATTTTCTATTTCTTGTTTACCTCCTTGCGGTAAACCACCTAAGTCAGTAATCTGTGACGGTCCTTCAGCCATATTAACCTCCTATACCTAACGCTCCTAAAGAAGGCAAACTAGCAGCTTCAGGTGGTAATTGTCCACCTTGCGGTAAACCACCTTGCGGTAAACCACCTTGCGGAGGACCACCAGGAGCTGCACCTTCCGGTAAAGCTTGTTCTTCAGGTTTTAAGTCTTCTAACAGTTTATTCACTACTTCGTTTAAATCTACATTTTCTTTACCCATATTTTGCAACAATTGAGCTGCAATCTGTACATTACCTTGAGCTGCTTGTTGATAGATACCTTCCATTAAAGAATCTGTTACTCTCTGTCTCACAATTCTAACTTCTTCTCTAGAAGGATCTTCTAAGAAATCCATTTCATCTCTTGCAGTCTCTCTGGATATTAAATTTTGATTAAGATTCATAGCAAGTCGCATCTCTCTGTTAGAAGGATCTGTTCCAGCACCAATACCGTACCTGACATTGTTGTCATAATGACCTGCAATATCTCTTGACGGTATAAAAATTTCTGGTTTCTTTCTATCAGCTGCATCTCCGTGAATAGTTTTTTCTCCATCGCAGTAATGCTCATCAAAAGCTAACAATATTTGCGTAGCTTTTTCTAGGAATGACTCAAACTGTTTATGCGCTAAAGCAAGTCGTGCATCAATTTGTCCCATAGATGCTTCAATACCACGAGCAGAAACAATACTTGCACCTGGATCACCACTAAGTTGACCAGGGAAAGATGCTTGAGAACGTGCTTCAGAAGCAAGTCTTCCAATTAAATCTTTTGCATCGAAGTGACTACGAGATTGCATTCTCTCCATACGAGCTTCAGGACTTCTTCCGTGTATTACGGCACCAGGACCAAAGTCATCTGGATTCAGAACATCATACTCAAACACAGGAGGATAAACTTCTTCTTCAGAACTTGTGATTGTAAGAGTCATCAACCTGTGCATTGTTCGTAGTATGTGTCTTGTTTGGTCAAATATCCCTCTACGTTGTCCATCAAAAGACGGAACTGATACTTCAACAACAGGTACTTTACCAAGCTTATTCTCTTCTTCTGTAATAATAACGCCTGTTCTTTTTTGCATACCTTCTTTTGACGCATCAGCAATCATGTGTATATATTTGTCAGGTAAAAACCAAAACCATTCCTCTACTTCTGTAATCTTAGGATCTAAAACTCCTCTAGCAGCAGGATATTGTTTAAGAATAATGTCTGTAGATACTTTTTTAGCTACCAATAATTCAATAATATTTCCTTTAGTATCTTTGATTGGATAGCAGTATCTAGGGTCTAATCGTTGTAGATAAGGATCTCTTTCAGCAGGGTCTTCGGAAAAATCAGCCCAAACACCGCAGAATGCTGATCCAGCTCCTGCGTAATCTCCCCACCATTGAGCCATAAGCTCATTAATGTTAGAACTTGACCAAAGCTCTTTAGTTCTACGTTCTCTTTTTCTTGCAGCTCTTTCGCCACCTTTTAAATCTTTATTGACTGGTACAGGTATTCTGACTGAAGGGATAACAGCACCACCAATAGCAGACCAATGATGTATACCCATTTCTATAATATTTGCAACAGAAGGAGCTTCAGCAGTTGCAGTTAAGTTAGCCCAAAGCATGTGCCACTCTCCGTTAACAACAGTTGTTATTTCTTTTACTCGTTCTTTCCAATTAGAGTGTGTTTCAATTAATTGGTTTCTTTTATCCCACCATTGTTGTGACGGAGATAAGTTCCTACCTGCTGAACTTCCATTTTCTAAAGGTGCACCAAAATTTAAATTGCTCATTTATTCCTTGTAAACATTCTATCTCTTATAATAGGCGGAATATTTCGTCTTGACACGACTTTTGTTAAATCTACACTAAAAAATGAAGAATTTTTACATTCCCCATTTGCAATCCACAAAGCGATCAAAGCGTCCTGTTGCTTCGCCCAAGGGAATACTAGCATATCATCTAGCAATGGTTCAAGCTTTTGTTTATCTTGTACTGTTGCTGAAGGAAACGATATTAATCCGCTATAAAATAATGATTGCATAGCACCAACACCATACTCTTCATCCCATTTAGATCCTCGTTTTTTACCAGCACCAGTTGTTATATGTTGTATCATCCTTGTACCTGCCCATTCAGCACGTTGTTTCACAGTATCATCTCCTAAGATAGTCGGAGCAAAGTTTGTTTCTATAACTGTGTAAGCAACTCTATGATTTTTATATTTTTCCCAAAACTCATACATTAATTTATTTCTGACACCAGTAGCACCTAATCTAGCTCCTACAAAAATATCAACAACAGTCCTCACGCCTGTTTGAGGATTGTACGCAAGCAAAATTGAGGCAGCTCTACCAGTTGTTGCTGGGTCAATACCAAGTACTAAAATTTCTTCAGGATACACTTGACCGATACTTCGAGCAGAACCTAACTCTAAAGCATTGTCTATAAGTTCTTGTTTAAAAATACCTTCTTCGTTTTGTACATCTTCTTGTTGGTACACAAGTTTCCACCTGAGAGGATCTCTGGAAGATATTTCATTCCGGATGTCCCTTAGCCCAGGTATAAAAACTTCTGTATCAATTGTTTCATCATGCTCCCACTTGCCGTCTAAAGACCAGTACTCACTCCAGTTAGGTTTCTCTTCGTCAGTATGTTCATTTAAAATTGCAGGTATGGATACATGTTTGAATATCCTATGTTCTTTCCAGGACTCTTTCCATTGTCCATAATTATCTAGTGGGTGAATTCTTGTACCGTTGACTAAGGTCTGACCTCTCTGCGCCCTTGACCTTGCCTCCTGCGTAAACCATTCGTCAATTCTTCTACGCCTACCATCAGTCTGTTGATTCTCTAACGTCAAAGCATCGTCAAGGATAAGTAAGTCAAGTCGTGACCCGTATATCTGTTTACCAACAGACAAAGCTTGTACGGTTGGATCTCTCTCACCAGACTTTCTATGTCGTATGGTTATCTGGTCTTTAGACCAGCCAAAACCATCAGATTTTTGTGATTTAAATCCGTTAAAGTCTTCTATTAAATTTCTCTCGCAGTCTTTATAAAGATACGGATCAACTAAATATCTTTTGATTCTACCTAACAAGTCCTGTGCTTTTTCCCCAGACTTTGTAACCAGGGCAATTCGAATGTCTGGGTTTTGGCACATTTTATATATTGGATACCACAAAGCTGATAAAGTAGACTTACCAGACTCAGGGTGTCCCAAAACTAAAACAAGTCTTCCTGTAGGGTCAGCTAGATTCTTTTCTATTTCGAATTGATGCGGAGCAAACTCAACGTTAAAATATAATTTGCAAAATTCAGAAAAAGACGTTTTTGATAAATCAGGGTAGGAATCTTTAACTGCATCACCAGATCTAATTTGTCGTGCTTCAGCAGCCCAGTCCTTATGTCTCTGCGAGTTTTCTTCCCACCATTTCCTTGTAACATTGATACGTTTACAAGCTTCGGTGTAGGTGAGTCCGTATCGGATACATTCCAAGAAAGACTCCATAGCCCATGCTTTCCAAAGACTTGTACCTTTCTTAGCTGGAGGTGGAGGTAAATATATTTCTGCATCTTTATCGAATTGGAAAACTTCATTGTTTGCTCCGAATATCTGTGCTTTAACTTTTGCCCTATCGGACAACAAATCTGCATCAGACCTTTTAGGTCTTCCTGCTTTTACTTCATCAGTCATAAAATTACTATAACACTAAGTTTTAGATTTACGCCATGTCCTAGACAAGATATCTCGACAAGACCTACACATACCTGCTTTAATATGCGAAGGTACGCCAAACACATTAACCTGTTTTACACCACAACTTCGACATTTCATTCGTCCTCCTCTAACAGAGACTCCTGTACCTGTTCAACTCTAGGGACAGGTCTAGAAGTTTCACTCTCTATTATATCCCAACCCTCCTTAGCTACACTATATTGTTTAGATCTTCCCTCACCAGTTTGCTCTACGAGGTTTTCCCTGATAAGCTGAGCCTTTGGACGTTCAAAACGACCTCCCTCCATATTTGCAGCTTCTCTCCAAGCCTTATTAAAGAATTTCTCTCCTCTATGTGTCGTAATGTCACCTAAAGCTTTTAGCAGAGAGTAATCTCTTGCTTTTACACCTTCTTGGTACGCACTCAACCCTGCAGAGCCACTCTCTTTATCAGCAGTTAACATAAGAGACCATGGCTTGAATGGCTCAGCATCTTTTTGTTTAGTACATTCCATTTCTATAAAGCCAGAGTCTTGTCCTCGTGCAGTTAAGTGAATCGTCGTATCTGCTGATGCTCGTATAACAGAAGATCCTCTCATGCTCTCTCCAGATTTTGTGTCGTGATGTATTGCTAAGATAGCTGTATTAAAATTTTGCCTTAGTGTATCTATCATAGCCACCACTTGACCCATATCTTGTTGCAGGTTTTCATTAGCACCAACTGTACATCTCTGCAATGTATCAATAACAATAAGTCCTGGGTCCACAGATTCAACTAAGTCTAAAAAATCTAGCTGCTCAGTTGTAGGAAGTTTTCCTGGTGGAGCAAATAAGGGTACCGCGCTCGTGTAATAGAAGACAGGTGGAAATATGGAGGCATTTCTCCTGTTCTTCCAAGCGTTCACACGAGCACCTAAGTACCCAATTCCTTCGGCTAGTACATATAAAACTGTTGTCTTCTGTGTCTTCTTACCAAACCATGTCCAGCCATTGGCTATGGTATTAGCCCAGTCTAAAGCTAAAAATGTTTTTCCTACACCTGCATCTGAGTGCAGTACGGTAAAACCCTCTTCCATAATAAAATCCTCAATAAGCCATTCAGGTGGTTTTATCTTGGTAACGTCTTCGCCCTTCAGGACTTTTAACTTACGATAGTTATCTGCCTGCCGATGGTGCTTTAATAAAAGCTTTAGTCTTTCTGGTACAATCATATTCCTCCATATTCGTATTGTTATACTACAACACCTGTAATTTTAGTCCAACAGGTTATGGACTAAAGTTAGTCCAAAGGCACCTGGACTAACTAACACAAATGTTTACTAGTGTTTCATGTTTAGTCCAGTAGCTATAAGGGTTTTTAAGAATGCCAAAGTTAGTCCACTTATGTCCACTCTTTAGAGTGGACTAAGGGACTAATGGGACTCTGTTTAGGGGACTTAGTAAAGGATATATGATCAATATATGTATTAATCAGTCTATATATAGGTTTTTGAGAGTTTTTAAGGGTTTTCGCAAAATTAATGTGGGGACTTTCCTTAGTATAGGGAAGGGGCTTCTTATGTTCGTCGTTTGTCTTGTTCTCTTGTTTGGTGACCTAAGATCCCCCTTCCCTATTATAAACAATGTCAGTCGTGCCTCCCTCCTTGTTTATAAAGCAAGAAAGAAAGTTTAAAATAAAAACATTTTAATTGCAAACAAGTTGCAACAAACTTTTGTAAAGATACAAAAGGTTGACCAAAAAATCTAAGACCACCTTTCTTTAAAAAGAAAGCTTAACCAAAGAAACCACGATATGTTATGCTTAGTTATATTGTTAGCGACAACCCCCTAGTTAATTGTTTGTTAGTTATTTATTTGTTGATAACAGCGCATAACCATACTACAAAACTACATAGGTCTGTAAGTGTTCCACTGAACTAAATGAGACTCTCCACTCAACCAAGTTATCGCCGACATGCCAACCGCAAGCTATCTTGTTTACAAGAGTAAATCAACGCAAGCAAGACTTCGTTACACAATCATGAATTGTAAATAATCTCGCAAGCGCTCCTTATTTACGAGCAATCCACAATCGCTCCACTCAGGCGTTGTCAAGATTTGCCATATCTCTGTAACTTATTTCCCTCCGGTCTCAATTAGTTGGTTCCACACCGACAGAAAGCACTCAAGCTGCGTACAAAAAGTCGACGAAAAATGCAGCAGCCACAGTGTCTACAGTAAGTGATGTTCTAATATTCTGCTGCTGCACGAGCATCGAGCTCGAGTCTTTGTTTTTGTATGACTACCAAAAATACCGGCAGAGCCGCCATTTTTGGTAGATCACTTGAGTGCTTATGCCCTACGGGTTCCAATTACAACTCGTCCCAGATGTCTTCGAGTGAAAAACGCACAAGTCTTCAAACAAAGCGACTGCAGACCGGTGCGTTTTTCTTCTGCAGACCGCTGGTACGAGTTGTAATTTCCATAGTGTCGCAGTATGAACATGCGCAGTTATCAACAAATAAACAATTAACTAGGAGGTTAAAATGAGTGATGATACACAATATACTAAAATGGTAGGTTTATTAGTACCATATCAAAATAAAGGCGGTGGTTCTTATAATTTAGAATTTCCAATTCGTCAAAATCCGATGACTGGTGAGAGATACTTAGGTGGTGTCTCTATTATATTAGATTTCGGTGTTGAAGGCATGAATGTTAGTAGAGGTGCAGATATTACAGTATCTAAAAATCCACAATATAATGCTATTAGAGAGCAACTTAAATCTTTCTTCAAAGATAGACCAGCTCAGAATTGGTATTCTGTTGATGAGGATAGTGCGGTTAAAGTTATGTTTGACTTTCATGGATGTCAAGATAGTTATGATGAAAAAACTAAAAAGAATTATCAAAAGATTCATATTGGTAAAGTTGAGTTAGTTGAACAAAAAGTTAGTTCGTTAATCTGATGGTGAAATGTTATCTATGTGACAGTCTAGAACATGATTTAATTGATAGATTATGTTATGGATGTCATATGGATTTATTCAATTAAAAAAGATCGGTTGGTGGTTATGTTCCCCTACATAGCCACTAATTGATTAGTTTTTTTTAAGTGTTATGCTTTTTTTTTAAACTTTCTTACTTGCTTTTCTTGTTGATAACTCTGGGGATGGAATATAGCTACTAACGCATTATCAATGTTGTGTGTTAGTAGGTATACAACAGTTGTATACTTATTGTAATAATTATATGGAGGTAATTATGAGCGGAAAATATAATGTGCCAGACGGTGCATCTATACGCCAAGTTAGTAATCGTGTTATGCGATTTCCAGACTTCGGTGGACCACGCAAATACCCTACAAAATATGTATGGAGTATTGTGCACAATCATCTAACAATACAAGAAGTTAGATACTTTAAAAATAAAAGAGATAGAGGTTATTATTTCTTTTTCTATATCGACGGCGTGACAACCAGACGTGCAAAAGTTGCAGATGATCGTGGGATATTTGACAGTTATCAATTAGCTATTAAAAATCAACCAGAATTTGTTAGCAACTTACAGGTAGGTTTGTAATGACAAACATCAGATACGAACTTCAACAACAAGATATACCATCTAACGGTGGTACAGACGATGAATGGTTGACGTTACTTATACAAGAACTATGGTTCTGTATTAAAAAACGTTATACATTTGATGAAACAAAAATACACGTAAATGCGTTTAAAGACGGCTACACAACTATAAAAGTTGTACAAGTTATAAAAAAGGATAAAAATGATTAAATTAGAAATAATGTTCTGGTTATCTGTTCCAGTTTATCTTGTCGGTGCTTATGTAATAAGTAATTGGCTAACAGATATTATGTTATATAAATTTTATAACATTCGAATAAAAATATGGAGGTGGCGTGATGAGACTATACGAAATAATAGAAATAATAAATAATTCTACTGATGTTAAAGAATTATTTAGTATACAAAGATTAATAGAAAAAAGAATAAAAAGATTAAGTCGTGATCCAGGAGGTAAAAAATGACAACTAATAAATATATTAAATTAGCAGAAGAAATGGTTGAATATACACAAGATATAGAAAACCTAGCAATTAATAACTTAGCTGCATTATATAAAGTTAGTAATAATCATTATGTAGGAGATATGGAATTTCTTAAAGGGTATAAGAAACTGCATAAAATTATTGAAAAAGTGGAAGGAACAGAATGAAAGGTACACGTAAACAAAGTGTAGATAGTACAAATATGAGTAAGTTAAGTTTACATTTTATTGATAGTCACTTTAAAAAGATAGTACCTAAATTTATGAATGTTAATACATTGTCGGCAATGAATTTAGAAAAGTTACTCAATACAATGGACGACTCATATGGAAAAAGTAGTGTCCCGGATAAGTTACAACAACGATCTTATCCAAATGACATATCTAATGCTAGTATTATAGGTAAACATTATCCTATAAAAACACAAAATATAAAACCATATGCTTATAACCATAAACCGTTTGGTAGTAAAGTATTGGATTTCAATCCAGATACTGCTGAATTTATAGTGTATAACCAACAAGAATGGAATGAAAATAACTATTACAAATCTATGACACAAAAAGGTACAAGTTTACCAAGCTTAATGCAATATGTGCCAATGGGTATGGAAATAGAAATTATTTATCGTAATTCTTCTTCTGGATACAATCAATGTGAAGAATGTAGAGAACAGGATTATGATCATGATACACATATGGAAACATTTTGTGATGATGACTATTGTTTCTACGCAGAAGATGATAATAGCCATACAGCATCTAGTCCAAGAGTAAAAGCATATGATATGTTAGCAAAATTAAATATTGCATTTGGTGCAGTAACTAAAAAATCAGAAGCAGTATGGATAGCCAAAAGTGACAGTACGGTTGATTTAGAATATGTATCAATGCCTATGACATTAAGAGCATGGAAAGCTGGATTATATTTAACAGAATATAAGTTCCAAACATTTAGAGTAGCTGCAGGTTGGAGTAAAGCATTCTATGGACCATGTGGAGGACATATACATTTAGATAAAGGTGTATTTAATAATACATATCAGTATTACGCATTTTTATCTATGCACTATGATAATCCTAAATTTATAGCTGCTATAGCACAAAGACCTATAGACAATAGTAGTCAATGGTGTTACATGCAAAAGCCTAACGAATTTGCAACATATGCTAAACATAAATTACGATCTGCAAGTAGAGGTGCAGTAAATGTATCAAATCATACAATAGAATTGCGATATTTTAGATCTAATCTAAAAGTAGATAGATTACTTAAAAATCTAGAATTTGCACAATCATTGTATCATTATACATCACAATTATCGTATCAAGATTTAGCTAGAGATAAAGCTGCTAATCTGAAATATTATTTGTTGTGGATAAAAGCATACAGAAATACGTACGCTAATTTATTTAATTATTTAGTAAATAGAAATTGGATAAAATATGAGAAAGACAATGCAGAAATAATAAATGGTACATACTTGGGTGATGATAATATGTATCATCCTAGAGAACAACGTACAAATATAGAAACTAATAATGGAGGACCATTCTAATGTGTATAATAGCAAATATCCCAAAAGGTGTTGGTGTAATAAACGAATCAACACTAAAAAATATGACTAACAATAACTCTCATGGATTTGGTGTATCATACATCAAAGATGATGAGATAGAAATATATAAAACTATGATAAGTAGTGAATTCATATCAAATGTTATGAATATACAAAAAGAACATAGTAAAACTAGCGACATATTAATACATTGTCGTATTGCAACATCAGGTAATACAGACATTGAAAATTGTCATCCGTTCAAAGTTGACGATAATACGGTGTTTGCACATAATGGTGTATTAACTTGTGTTGAGCCTACTGTAGCTATGAGCGATACTAGAATGTTTAATAAAGTATTTCTCAAAAATATGCAACCGAACTTTTTAGGTAGCAAAAAAGTTAGAGAATTTATAGGTGAGATTATTAACACAGATAAAATGGTATTTCAAACTACTAATCCAGTACTTAATAAAAATACTTATATTATCAATGAAAACTTAGGTATAACAGAAAATGGTATTTGGTTTTCAAATAGTAGTTACAAATCTCGTAATCTAGTTACAAATTACGCGTATGACAATCTAACTTGTGATTACAATTGGGATGATGGTTATGTATATAGTGGTACAGATTATGTAAGTATAATTGAACAACATGGGAGCATAGCAGATTATCTTAGTAGTTCAAACGATGATCCATCATTATTTGATGATTTTGATGAAATTGTTGAGCAAGCAAATAAAGTGCCTAATCAAATAGTTATGCACACATTTGACAATGATAATCTAAATATATTCTCTACAAGTAAAAATTATGACATTAGCCCATTTGTAAATGATGAAATAAAATACTTGTTATCTGAAGCTACTGAGCCATTTGGATTATTTCAAAATCTAAATGATATGACAGTATCTGATCTTAACAAATTAACTTGGGATGTATTTGGTTATGGTTTACCTACATTAATCAAAAGTAAAGTTAAAGTATAAGTAATAATATGTATAGAGTGTTGTTAATTCAGCACTCTATATTTTATAAGTAGCTTGTAACACATAATAATATAGTGTAATTAGGATAATGTGGTGTTTCCTAATTTATTTTAAATTGTGTGTTACAAGGTATTTATAAAATAAATATATTTTTTTTAATAAAAAAAAGCTTTCTTTAAAGTCTCTGGGTAAGGAAATGTAGCTATCTGTTGGCGACTAATTCTGCTTTTTGTATTTCTTTTATTAATGTTTCAGGTCTGTTCTTAAATTTATTAAATTGTGTACCCTGCAATATAGAAAATGTATCTTCAACCGAAAATTTATTTTTAATTAATTTAATAGACAACTTATAAATTAATTCACTTCTATCTATATCGTTGTGACTTCTGTATTCCTCAGGTGTCATAGTTACCCAGTACTGTACTTCTAAAGGTAATTCACTAACTTTAAATTCCGACAATTTTTCAGGTAATTTTTTGTCGAGTATTGTTGTGTCTGCAACATTAGGTATTGCGTCAAAATCATCCAAAGTATAATAACATTCAGGATCCATTTTCTTTATCTTGCCAACCACACCATTTCTTTTAGCATTAATTGATCCAGGAACTCTTAGTACTCTTGCAGCGTCCCAAGCACCTTTGTCTGCATCGATGTGATACACCAACCTTCTGTTCATATCTTGCTGCTCTTTTAGAGTAATCAAATCATCAAGCAACCAAATTCCCTGCCATCTTGTCTTACTTGTAGTCCAAACTATTGATGGCTCTGGTGCTAATTTTATTCCACCTTTCCATTCCACGTTTAATTCATCCACATCAACGAAAAGACACCCTTGCTCTTTTTTAACATTGACAGCTTTTCTAGAATTGTTATCCTCAAAACAAAGTGGTGTCCAATAGATGTCTGATTTTGAATTTTGGTTGTAAACAAATGTTTTTAGTTTAAGATAGTTTGCCCAATTTATTTTGTGATCTTTCCACTGACCATTATTTTCTGATAGGTAAGCAAAGCCACCTCCATTGTTAGCCCAAACAGTACACATTATGTCAAGCGATTCTTTCAAACTATTATTCATTATCCTCCAATAACTTAAGTTATGCTATCCTATCAATATGTCAGATATAAACGAATCATTTTTTCAAGGCGATGAAGATTTTAATCCTTTCGAAATTACACCATTTGCAACAGAAATTTTAAACAATTATAAAAAAACAGTAGAAAAATTTGAAGAAGGGGTTAATGCAGAAGATGTGCTCATGGTCATTTGTGGATTGTACATACAAATTAGAGAAACTATGGATTCTGATTTCTTAATGTCTACTATAAATAGTGCATTATACATTACAGAACAGATAATTCAAAAGAACTCAGTAAATTATCCAGGAAGGTATCCTACCAGTAAAGCAGAAGCTGAACTAAAGTATGAAATAGAAAAAATGTTCGAAGGATTTAACCTAGACGATTAAATACTGGAGGTATCATGCCAAAAAAGAAATACACATCTAAACAGTTAGGCAATAATTTCTATAAGACTGGGTGGCAACCTGGTATAGAAATTGACAAAATAACTGGTAAAGGCGAAATCACACACGTTGGAACAGACCCAAATTACGAAAATCAATTTGATGAGATACTAAAAGAGTGGGGTTTTGACCCAAACAAATACGAAATTATAGGCACTGTAAAGGCATCTTCGTGGAATACACAACTAAAAGGAGGCATTGTTGAGACATTTTACGCGTTTAAAGGCGTTGTGCGAGAAAAAAGTCCAGGACATGATCTATTTTTTCAAGAACTTTTCAAGAAAGCGTATAAAAAACCACCTGTTAAGAAGGTTTACAAGGGAGGAGACACAGCCTTCCTTTTTTTTATGGCAGATTGGCAACTCGGAAAAGACGATTACGGAGTTACTAATACTATAAACAGATACGATGTTGCTTTACAAGATGGAGTACAGAGGATAAAAGATTTGCGTAAAATTGGTGTACAGATAGATGAAATTTATATTATAGGATTAGGTGACCTTACAGAAAATTGTCAAAATTTCTACGATTCTCAAGCCTTTAATGTTTCTCTGTCACTGATTGAACAATATGCACTAGCAAGAAGTATGATAATGAAAACTATAGATACTTTTTTACCACTTGCAGATAAAATTGTATTAGCAGGTGCGCCTGGAAATCATGGAGAAATGACTAGAAATAATAAAGGTAAAGTCGTTACAAGTCGTTTAGATAACTCAGATACAATGCACTTACAAATATGTGATGAAATTATGTCTGCTAATAAAAAAAGGTACAAGTCAGTAACAGTAGAAATACCTGATGGGTATCATCAGATTATAACCATAAAAAATATACCCTGTGCTTGGACTCATGGTCATATGACTGGTGGTGGTGGTAACGCAGAATCTAAGATTGAAAATTGGTGGAAAGGTCAGATGTATGGGTTTTTACCTGCAAAAGACGCTCAGATTTTAATAACAGGTCACTATCACCATTTTAGAAGTAAAATGCAGGGAAACAGAACTTGGTTTCAGTCACCAAGTTTAGATAAAAGTATTGATTTTACTGCTAGGACAGGTAATTGGTCTCACCCTGGTGTTTTATCATTTACTGTCAACAAAAAAGGTTGGGATAATTTATCAATTTTATAGAATTTATAAACTGACCCTATATATAGTGGTTTTGGAGGGAATATGGAAAATATAAAATCAGTAGCTGAAGCTTTAGATTTATCTAAAGAAGTTATTTATGCAGATGATATGGAAAATACTGAAGTAGGAGAATTTATTAGTTCTGCTCCTTTAGAAGACTTAGTAGTTGCAAGACTACCTATATCAAGTGCACAAGATGCTACAAAGAAAGTTAAGAGCTACGCTGACGTTTTTATTAGTAAAGATGTTTCAGAAAAAGGCTCTTATAAATTAGGAGATACGGTTTTTCATACTTCTAAATCATACAAGTATAAAGTTCCAACACTACCTAATTTTTTTAAGTGGTTGTTAGAAGACATTACAGATGAACAAGTGCAGACATTGTGTGCAATTGTTGGTCCAAATTTTGTTCCTAAGTTAAGAGCTTTAGATGCAATAGCTGCAAAAAGAGGTCGTAGAACTGAAGTTATACGAGATACTTTTTTAGAGCGTAATTTTGCAGAAACTGACAGTTTACAAATAATAAATTGTAATACTTCAGCTGCTCCTAATTGGGCTACAAGTATGGAAGAAGGTGAAAGATATGTTAGATCTTAAAAATTTAGCTAAACCATTTGCTGGTTTAATTAAAGATGCTGCTCCAGGAAAGTTTGGCGACTATGTAGAGCATAGTGCAGTCACTCAAAGATTGTTGTTGCATTGCGGTCCTTACGGACAAACTGTCGTACGAGAAATCTATGATGAACATAAAGAGTATGGTCATACATTGACTGGTGTTGTTTTACGTTTAACACTTACTATCGATGATAAAGAAGTAGTAATTGAAGAAAGCGGCTCAGTTGATAAACCATACAAATTAACAAATAAAAAAACAGGAGAAAGAATGAACAATGGCGAGAGACTTAAACTTGCTATATCTGATGCTCATAAGCGTTGTGCTATGAGAGTAGGTTTAGGTTTACACCTATGGGCACAAGATGATTACTTTCTTTATAACCAATTGGAGGTTAAAAATGGTGGAAGCCAAAAAAATAAGAATAGCTGAAGAAGACCTGAAAGGCGCAGCTAAGTTCGATCTAGAAGCAGGAGATTACGAGGGTAAAATTATTTCTGTGAAAGATCACTTAAGTGCATCTGACAATGAAGGTTGGGTTTGGGAAATTGAAGTAAAAGGTGTCACATTTAAAATGTGGACAATGTTTACTAAGAATTCCAAATGGAAAATGATTGAGGTAATGAAAGCTTTAAAGATAGATGTATCTGAAGGCGACATATCTTTTGACCCTGATGAATACATTGGTGCTTACATTGGTGTTGAGTTAGATAAAGAAGAAGATAGTGAATACTTAAATATTATGAAAACCTTCCCGACAGTAGGTAAGACTAAAGTAGAAAATAAGGACGACATTCCTTTTTAATACAATATAATACACTTAACATAACTACTCTCGTTGTTATGTACGTAAAAGAATCCTGGACTAGCAATAGCTCAGGATTCTTTTTTTATTTCTTTTTAAAGCCACCGGTTTTAGCTTTTTTCTTTAACTTTTTTGAACCATATTTAGGCATTCTTAGTCACCTGCTTTTTAGCGTAGGTTTTAACTACTGCTAAAGCAGCACCACCACCAGCTAATGCAGCTAACTGAAGAATTCCAGCATCTACACCAACTAGAGGAGCGACTGTTAACGCACCAATAAAGGCTTCAACAAAAGTCCAAGTTGCTCTTTCAAGCATGTCTTTAAGTTCGTCATTCATTTATAACTCCTATGTTATTAATCTACCTTTAATCATAGCATTGGTTTTAATAACGTTTCCGTTAACCTCCTGTAATTTGTCCATAATATCTTTATACTCATCAAAATATGTGCTATCTGTTTCTCCATCTAAATTAATCTTGCTGTATTCTATTGTGACTTTTTTACCTTGAAGTAAAACTTCAGCTACTTTTGCATAGAGTTTTTTGTACGCTACGGCACTACTGCCGACCATACCATTAAAGTTTGCATCTAAATCTTGTTGTGTCTCTCCAACTATCAAACATCCAGATGTGTGATCATCTGTATTACCCGTATGAATCAGGATATATTGAAATCCTGGTACATCTTGTAGCCAGAGCATTCCATAGTGTGCATTTTTATATTTAGCAGTATACTTAGAGTGAAATCCTCCAACTTTTCTAAACTTTATATCGTACTCACCTTCAGGTATGCAAGTTTCGTGCATAACTTTTGTTTCTTGATACTGATCTTCTAATGTAAAACATTCAAAAATACCATCAATAAACAAAAGACCATTTGTAGCATCTTTTCCTAGCTGAGTTCTAACAACTTGTAATTTCATTATTTACCTTTCCTCGTTGAACAATGATCCACACATCCGCAACAAAGTATTTCGCATGTACATTTATTTACCATTTCTAAATCCCAAAGTTAATAACCAAACTATTAAAGTAATAATGGTTGCCAACCCTGTGACTTGTTGGGCACTTCCAGTCAAAGTCAAGGTTGCAATCACTAATCCAACCAAAGTCCAACTAAGGTTTAATGTTTCTTTTAATGCTGAAATAAACCATTTTAATAGTTTTTTAAACATTACCTCTCCTAAATGCGAAAGCTGCCATACTGACTATTCTAGTCAAAATAACTGGCACTACAACCTCTTGTGCTTTTTCCTTCTGATCCTGAGTCATATCATCACTTATATTTGCAATGGTTATTTCACCTAAATTATTAAAATCTACGAAGGTCGCTATAGGATTTTCTATGAATGATTCATAAGATATTTCTGTGACAACATCAGCAAGGGTGTAATTCTCTACATCAGCGTTTTCTACAGCTCTCTCTATATACTCTTCTACTGCTTCAGCTACAATAACATCATCTTTGATAGACTCAGCTATTAATACTACATCCTCTGCCTTTACCTGTAATACTTCAGCTACAATTTTTACTTGTTCTGTGGTAAGTTGTTCCACATCTGCGATAGCTTCTTCTACAACGGCTTGTACAATCTCTTGAACCTGTTCTGATGCTTCTGAAAGATTCTGTACTCCAATATCATTTACTTCTTCAAGGACTTCAACAACTTCTTCTTCAGTAAGGTCTTCGACATATTCTTGTATAGCTTTTTCTTTAGCTTCTTCATACTCTACTAACTCCTCCTCAGTAAAATCTTCTATCTCTTCTTTAGTTGCTATCTCTATCTCAATAACAATAACTTCTTCTATTTCTGCAACTTCAATAGCTACTTCCTTTTCAGTAAGTTCTATAACTTCTTCCGTTTCAAAAATTTCTTTGATCGTATTTTTCTCTTCAAATTCCTGTATTTGCTCAACCAAAACCTCTTCATCCTGAAGTTCATCTTCTCTCTTAATGTCATCTCCATGTAATGTTTCGACCAACTCATCTTGTACCTCTATTAAATCTTCTTTTATTTCTTCTTCAGTAGGTGGAAACAAATCGTTTTCTATTCGAATCTTTATCCAATCTACTTCATCAATTATAATATCATCTTGAAACAATTCTATTTCATAAAGTTCTAAATCTATTTCCTCAATTTCTTCTTCAACAAGTCCGATGTATTCTTCATCTTCCAGTTCAATGAATTCAATGTCAAGTATGTCAGCATCATTAACAAACTCTTGTTCTTCGTATATATCTTCGTCAATAATTTTGACATCATATAGTTCTAAGTCTCCT